CGATGAAATCATAATGACGGGTGGAGCAACAACCTGGGATTTCGCAGAAGAAGTCGTAGACCGATATGGTGTGGAACGCAGAGTCATAGCTTGCCCCGACCCAACGGGTTCAGCCCGAAAAACATCAGGAGTCGGATCAACGGACCACAGTATCCTACGCAAAAGCGGATTCACAGTATCCTCCCCACGCTCCCCCTGGAAAATCCGCGATAAAGTAACAGCCGTAAACACTGCACTATATGACGCAATGGGCGAACGCAGAACTTTAATCCACCCCAGATGCAAAGAATTAATAAAATCTCTACGCACCCTGACATACGCACCAAACACAGGTATGCCCAATAAAAATCTAGGGGTAGACCACGCTTTCGATGCTTTCGGCTACCTCTGCCTACAACAATTTAACCTTGCCAAACCAGAGACACTGGGCCAAACTTCGTTTAGAATATACTAAGAGTTCCTTTTTTACTATGGGCTATGGTTATGGTGGATCAATGAAATCCACAACAAAAAAGAAGAAAAAGAAGAAGAAAACTAAGAAAAAATGAGACGCTTTAGACGGGTGAGACGGGATAAAAAGACAAATGTACCGAGCAAATACCTTGCGGGTGCAAAAAATAA